GCTTTCGTTAGTTTGGAACGGGGTTTTGATGCGTGCGGCCAAGGGTGACGCTCAGCAGGCGCAGATGGTGCTATCGCATTTTGGCGACTACATGCCGCCGGCGCAGCGGGTCGATGCGACAGTTGAGGTCAAGGGCCTCGCCGAGCTTTTACAGGTGGCAAAATCACAGGGCATAATCGAGGGCGAAATCGTTGACGCCGGAGCAAGCGGCCAAAATCTACCAGCACGCACAACGGGAACCTAGCTTTTTCTTCGAGCACTTCCTGGGCGTCCGGCCTGAGCCTTACCAGCTCGCCATCGCGGAATCGGTGCGCGATCATCGCACGACGACGGTGCGCAGCTCGCACGAGATCGGCAAGAGTTGGACGGCCGCCCGCGTCGGCTTATGGTTTCTAGTCACGCACATGAACTCGATTCTGGTCACCACGGCGCCCACGGCTCGGCAGGTCGAGGACATACTTTGGCGCGAGATCAATACCGCCTACAACAACGCCAAGGTAACACTCGGCGGCCGTTGTCTGACGACCAAGATCGAATTCGCGCCGAACTGGTACGGCGTAGGACTATCCACAACCGAGCCCGACAAATTTCAGGGCTATCACTCGGACTCGGGCGACCTGCTTGTAATCACCGACGAGGCTGCGGGCATACCCGAAACGATTTTCGTCGGCGTGAAAGCCATCATGACCTCAAGGCGCTGCCGCCTGCTGATGATCGGCAACCCGACCAGCTCAAGCGGGACGTTTCGCAACTCGCATACGCCGGACTATCCGGCTAATCGCATGACCGTGAGCATGTTCGACACGCCCAACTTCAAGGCCAACGGCATCACCAACGAGGAACAGCTAATCGAGGCCATCGAGTCTGAGCGTGAGCTGGCCGAGCCAGCGCCCTACCTTGTGTCGCCGATCTGGGGGTATGAAGCTCTCATGGAGTGGGGGCCGGACTCGCCGCTCTACCAGTCACGCGCCCTAGGCGTATTCCCTGACCAGGGCGACGAGACGCTGATCCCGCTGTCATGGCTGCTCGCCGCCATGACGCCTGAACGCAACGACAGCATCAAACCCGGTGAAACACGGTTCGGCGTTGACCCGGCGCGCTTCGGTACAGACCGCACCGTCATTATCCGGCGCAAGGGCGATAAGGTTGTTGAGATCAACGAATACTCGATGCAGGACACGATGCAGACCGCCGGCCGCGTCATGAACTTGCTCGACAACGACGTGACCGCGCGGGCCTACATCGACGTTATCGGCCTGGGCGCGGGCGTTGTGGACCGCGCACTAGAGCTGCAACGCGAACATACCAAGTCGGGCCGCTGGGCCTGGACCAAGGTTGTCGGCGTCAACGTGGCCGAGAAACCGGAGCAGCGCGTACCCGAGCGGGAGCTTGAGGCCGAGAAGCGCTTAAACGCCCCCAAGATGAATTTCAAGAACAAGCGCGCGCAACTGTACTGGCGATTGCGGGGGAAGTTCGAGCGCGGCGAGATTGCCCTGCCCGATACCAAGCTCGGGCAAAAATTGGCTGCTGAATTGTCCGAAATTCAGTACAAATTCGAATCTGATGGCACACTCTACATCGAGGAAAAGAAGGACATCAAAAAGCGCTTGCTCAAGTCGCCGGACCTGGCCGATGCCTTAATGCTCAGCTACGCCGGTTCAGGCGATAATGCCGCAAATTACACGATGCCGCCGGACCCGCCGGATGAGCCCGAAGAGCTCGAACCCTTAGAGCTTGGTGAGCCGCTTGGCGCAGGCTCAATCATGGACGCGACCTTCTAAAAGCGCTAATGTTTTGTTATGCAAGACGACCCTGCACGCAACCGATTACCTCAAGTTGCGCAGACCACAAGCACCGTGAATCCGCATTACCCCGACGGGCCGGAAAACGGGTTATTACCGCCTAAGGATGATCTGACCGACATCGACCAGTCCCGTTTAGGCGAGCTGGGCCAGTCCGGTACGCTCATCTCCGGCGGCGGGTTTATTTCCTTCGAGGAGTACAACAAAGACCTCGAAGGCCGCAAGGGCCTGCGCATGTTCGACCAGATGCGCAAGAGTGATGCCACGGTCATGCAAAGCCTAAAGGCCGTAAAGCAGCCCATCATGTCGGCGGTTTATTCCATCGAACCGGCTACGGATGACCCTTATGACCAGATGGTCGCGGCGTTCGTCAAGAAAAACCTCATGGAGGGCGAGGTTAACTTTTATCACTTCCTGCGCGAAGCCCTGACCATGCTCGACTTCGGATTCTCGCTAGCGGAAATCGTGATGGACTTCGACGAATGGGAAGGCTACACCCACGAGGAGCAAGAGCTCGTGCCCGGCGAACTTGACCCAACAACCGGCATCACGGCCCCTGGTGAGGTCAAGACCACCGAAACGGTATTTCCGGGCGGGCAGTACCTCATGCTCAAGAAACTGGCCTTTAGGCGTCAGCTTACCGTCTACCGCTGGCAGACGGAGGCGCAAAAAGCCGGTATTACGCAGACCACCTACACGGGCGGGTTTTTCTCGATACCCGAGGATAAAATCGCCCTGTTCGTCAACGAGCAGGAGGGCGACAACTTCCAGGGCGTTAGCCTGCTGCGCCCGGCATACAAGCATTGGTTTTTCAAGGAAACGTTGTACAAGATTCAGGCCATGGCTTTGCAGCGCCAAGGCATGGGCATACCGCAGTTGACGGCGCCCGAGGACGCTGACGAAATCTCGAAGCAAAAAGCCCGCGAGGCGCTGAAGAACATCCGCGCCAACGAATCAAGCTACATCGAGATACCCAAGGGCTACATCATCGACTTCATGGACATGAAGGGCATGTCGGTGATCGACGCCTCGCACGCTATCGAGCATCACGACAAGAAAATCCTTTCGAACGTGCTGGCCGGATTCCTCGACTTGGGCTCGGGTCATTCCGGCGGTTCTCGTGCGTTGTCCGAGGACTTGTCGCGCCTGTTTACTCAGAGCCTTGAGACTATCGTGCGCAACTTCTGCGAGGTCGTGAATAACCAGATTATCAAGCGGCTAGTTGACTACAACTTCAACGTCGACGCCTATCCGAAACTCGAATCCGGCAGTCTGTCTGACGACGACATTAACCTGCTAGCCGATGCGCTCGGCAAGCTGTCCAATGCCGATCTTCTGACGCCCGATCCCGAGCTTGAGGACTTTGTGCGCACGACGTTCAAACTCCCGGCGTTGCCCGACGACATCAAGGAAAATTACAACAACCGCGCTCGCTCGCAGGCGGGAACCGTGCCGGACCCCAAAGACCCGAACTCCGAGGATAATGCTTCGGGCAATGACGTTGATGCCGACGACATCCTGGCCTCAGCCGCCAAGCTGCAAAAGCGCATAGGCAAGCGGATAGATGCCATCAAACGCGCAGGTTAAGGCCCTCGAAGAGCTATACATCGACCTTGGCGTCATGGTCGAGGCCGCCGAGCAATACCCAAAAGTCTACCGGCGAGCCAAACGGCAATACGGCCAACTGTTGCGGGTTGAGCAACAGTTCGACCTGTCCATGCGCAATTACTTCGCCGGACTCCCGGCCAGGATTTTGCACCGCGTGAATTGGGTGGAATACCAGCATCAAGTGGCGGCCTGGGATGTGCAGGTGGATATCACGCAACAGGATTGGCAAACCGAGGAATCGCTCATGTTTACCTCTGCCATGCCTGGCATCACCACGGCAACACGCATTGGCGCGGCCGCCGCCGAGCAGATATTCACCGTCTCGGGCCAGGGCGTGCCCGTGACCGAGGCAGCCATCCAAACTCAAGCAGCACAGCATGCAGCCGAGCTTGTAAAGGGCCTGGCACAGACAACCAAGGACCAGCTCAACCAATCGATTCAGACGAGCCTTAAGCAACACGAGAGCTACGACGAAGCAGCAGCCCGGCTGTCCGACACGCTCGATAGTTCATACCGGGCCGAGCTAATCGCGCGCACTGAAACGGTCCGGGCCTACAGCGCGGGTGTCGTGCAATACGGCAGCGACAATGGGGCGGTATCAAAAACCTGGCGCGTGGCCGATAACCCTTGCCCGATCTGCGAATCCATGGCCGACACCACCGTCGCCATCGACGCGGAATTCCTGTACGGGGATTTATATCCACCAGCGCATCCGGCTTGCCGATGTGGCATTGAACTAAACATGGCCTCAGACGAGGTGCCCGTTGACTTCGGCGATTGACGCCGTGATATGCTGAATTCGGAGTTACACTCACCTCCAACTTTAGTTCTCAAAGCCCCGCAAGCGTTACCCTACAAGGCGGGGTTTTGGGTTTTTGTTGACATAGCATCGAAAACAAAAGCATAATCGGGATAACATGAAGCCCGAAATCACAAGCTATCTCGAAATTCAGGCCGACAGCGAGGGCAATCTGCCTTCGGAAATCGAGGTTATGCGGCCGGTTCGCATCAAGAATTCGCCCACCAAACCCGACTTCGAAATTACAACAGACGACCTTGACGGTTATGTCGCCAACTTCCGCGCAGGCTTGCGCAAGGGCGTACCCATCGATATTGAACACGGGAAAGACCCAACGTTTGGCCAGCAGGCCGCCGGATGGATTAAGGATTTATACGTTTCGGCCAACGACGCCGGCAAGGCGCTCATGGCGAAAGTCGAGTGGAACGGCCTGGGTAAGCAACTGGTCGGCGACAAGCGTTTCAGGTTCATAAGCCCACAGTTCGTACCGCGCAGCCTTGGCGCGTA